CTACTGCTATACCACACACTTTTCCGTCACCTCTTATGGCCCCTGATCCAAGAGTCTTTAGGTTTGGGTCATAAGTTTCTAAGTCGATAGCAACGGTGTCAACATCTTTTAAATTTAAATCTGAGGGCTCAGGTACATAAGACATTATTTCTTCTCCATGTAATCTCTTTCGATAATCATATCAATAAAATGTTTAGCTTTTTTCAAGTCTTGCTTTCCTCCTTTATCTTGATGTCTTAAAATATATTTAATAACACTTCCTTCAGGATAAAGCAACTTGTTCTCAACTACAAACTTACTTGGCTGAATTTTATATTTGATATAATGTTTTCCTCCAATCTGTTTTTTCCATACACTCATAAACTTAACCCTTTCGATTTGATTAACCACAAAGTTTTTTTTGCTCTTGAACCAGCGACGAACTTTAATCTTTTTTTTGTAAATTTAGGTTCTTCTCGGGATATGTTCAAGTCTAGAACTACATGATCAAATTCCATTCCCTTGATCGTATGAATATTAGCCACGAATATTCTAAAATTTTGTAAGTCTCTATTTTCTTTAACTATATTTCTTATATAATTCTTTGTCTTTAAATCGTTGGCATTAACTAAATCCTGAAGATCTCTTGTTTTTCTTACGATAGGTAACAGATAACCTTTTTTTATAAAGTAACTTATATCATAGCTTCCTCTTTCCAATTTTTCCATTTCTTCTTCACTATAATTGGGTCCCATATATTCACTGTCTATACTCTTTAAAATTTTTTTTGCTATTGTTAAAGTTTTAGGTTCGTCTTGGGAGAAGGATATAAACTCTCTTTGATTTTTAATATCTCTTTTAGGATAAGAAAAAGATTTTACTTTGTCAGAAAGAAGCTTTATAGGGAGATTAAGTTTTATTAAGAAATCTAATATGTCAGAAGGTTCGCCTGATCGATGAGTAAATATAAAAGTTTCTTTAGTGTTTATTAATTTATCGATTAGAAGATGCAAGTTAGGATCTTGGCTCAAGTTCATTAAGTCATAGATTTCACCTTTAATTACTTTTCCATCTTCTGTTCGTGGTGTCCATTTCCTAGTGTATTCATAATGATCCCATACATCTTTAATAACTTCTCTGCACCATTCATTAATTTTTCCTGGACATCTATAGCCTATTTTTAATTCTACTTCTGGATGAGCAAACTCTTTATGAAAAGCATCTGGATCTGCTCCGGCAAATTCAAAAATAGATTGATCAGGATCTCCGGCCTTGTAAAACAAATCACAGTTCTTAGACATTTTTATTTCTGCGCGTCTTTGAATAACACTAGAGTCCTGAGCTTCGTCAATCATTAATACTTTAATGATAGGATCTTTAGGAAGGTCGCAAAATTTTTCTACCATATCCTGAAAGTCCATAACATTTTTCCTGCCTTCATTAATAAGAGGATTTGTTTTGTAGTCCTTATACCGCTCATTCATGTTGATAAGTTGTTGAAGAGTATATTTATAATCATTTATTTTTTCCTCATAACTTAATGTTCTATAATAAGTACTCAATTTCTTACCCATCCCATTATCTCTAGCGAAACTTACAAATTTAAAAAAGGGATGGCCTTTAAATAATGCATCTGTAAAACTAAATTTTCTAGTCGGGGTATATTTATTAAAGATCGGGTATTTAGTTTTTAATATATTATAATCAGTTATTTCAAATACATCACCGCCTTTTGATTTAGTTATTTCATCTTTGCAGTATTTATGAATGGTTGACACATTTTTTTCTCTTATTTTTTTAGTTTCTTTAATTAAATTAAAGAGATCTTTGCCTGTTTCTTTATGATATTCTGTAATATTTTTAGGATCATTAATTTTTTTTCTTATCTCATCAGCTGCGGTATTGGTATGCGATATAATCATAATATCAATGGCTTGATACTTATCTAACGTATCGTAATATCTCTTCATTAGATATCTAGTTTTACCGGTACCTGGCGGACCGGCGACTCTAATTTTTTGCATGTTCTATCTCTTTCGATGATGCTTTTCCTTCAACAGTAAGTGTGAAGTTTTCTGGGTCCTCTGGGTAAGTCCATGTAGGACATGATTTTTCCTTACCGAGTTTAGTTTTTACTTTACCATTATTTTTTTTCCCTTTTAATATTTTGGTAAGCTTGAATGTTAATTCTGCAGCTTTCATAGGTTGTCTTTTAACCTGTAAGTATTGTTGTAGTCTGTCTAGTCGAAGATGCATTAGTTTTTTCTTTTGGTCATAATAACAGGCACCTTCTAAAAGATCCCATTTGTCTATACTCACTGTTGTTTTTTCTAAAAAGTCTCTTATGAGAGATACAAAATCAAAATCATGATGCGCTTCTTCAGAAGCTTCTTCGTATGTTCTTATAGCCAGTCTAGCATCTATAAAATCAGAAAAGTCTGTTGGGTTCATTAACTCCAATGCTTTAGGAGGAAAATGTCCGAAGTTATGAAGTTTAGTAAGGAAGTCCTTCTTAACTTTTAATTCACTTCCTTTGAACTCTACTCTTACGTCTTTAAGTTTATCTCCTTTTGCGTTTACTTTTACATACATATAAAATTTGGGAGGTACACTTCCATATTCATAAATCATTCCCAGTATATCTTCTGCTGCGTAAAGTTCTTTGGCAAACTCTGGATCTATTCCAAAAGGATTTCTTTTACATAAGGAAACATCACAGTATTTTTTTATACATTTTACTTTACATTTAGGATTATAATCATTGTCAGTTAATTGTTCGGTTAATTTAGTTACAATTTTTTCATTTAACGGGGGAGATATATTCTTAGTATTAAAATCACTTAATAAAGAATGCGGTGTTCTAAGTGTTCCCTCAAACTTTGATATAGCCTGATGAGATTTTTTAAAAAACCATGCAGCTTGAAATCCAAATTCATTTCTCATTCCATTTGGAATCTTTCCATTGTTATCTTTCATACAATTATGAATACAGGGAAGATACGCCGGCTTTTTAACTTTTTTATTCTTTACTACTTTTTCTTCTGCTTCTTGTTCGTCTGTTAAATATTGTTTTAAATCATCTTGTGCATAGTGTTCGTACATTTCAAAAAATTCAGCAAGACTCGCCGCATCAAAATTATCTTTATAAGCGTAGCGTGTTCCTTCTTCATGATTAAAGTATGGCATGTTTAACCAACTACCGGTGCCACCTTTTATAAACTCTGTTTGTATTGGATATATACGGTCTAGTTTGTCTGCAACCCCTAACTGAGCTGCAAATTTTTTCAAGACAAACAGTACTTCTTCAGCAGGTACAAATTTTCTAATAAATAAAAATAAATGAGCACATCCACTTTTAGATCTACACATAATTAAAGGGAGGGATAATTCTCTTATTTTCTTTAAAATTTCTTCATAATCTAGATCAAATTTATCCACATCAATGCATCCCCATTTACATTCACTCTTTTCAGTGACTGGCATGATACCAAGACTTGGCTCTAAACCATTTAGATGGTTCTCCCACATGACTGTGGTGACTTCTTCTCTTTTAACTATAGAGACGCCCTCTACTTTTCCAGGAAGATTAGATTTATCTTTCATGAAAATTCCATGGGCCCAATTATAGCCTTCAAATATTTTTATAAATCTATCAATCATCTATTTTAACCGGGCGGTTTAAGTCTCCCGCCGCCGCCCAGTCCCTAGGAAGCTTATAGATTAAGAGAAGATTGTTTCGGTTCTTCTTCAGATCCGTGTTTAACTTTTACTAAACCTTTGCTATTTTTTTCAGCAAATCCTTTAGCAATTGCATAAACACCTTTATCTGAAACCGGTCCAACTTTAGATACATCCCATCCAAACCATGTTCCTTTGTCATTAGACATTTGAACAGTCTTTAGATTATAAATGTGGCTATATGTTGGCGGTGTGAATAAGCCATTTTTACCTTGTAGCTTAAGACCCATCATCAATGAGTTCCATTTTCGGCTAACCTTTAATTGAGTAGCTTTCATAGATATCAAAGCGGTTGATGGAGTTTTATCCATATGAATCACAAAATGATTCGCAGTGTTTTCCAGATAATTACCGTTAGGTAATCTATCCTTCCAAGATTTATCACGAGTAGTTGTATTTATGATATCACTATCTGCTTTATGGATTGCTACAGGAGCATTTCCAGTTTGACCTCTGTCTTGCCATTCGACATACTGTCTTTCATAATGAACAGGTATAACATTTATACCCTTGTTTCCATTATAAAGTTCTTTGGTCACACTATTTACAATCATTCCAGGTTCTGCTCCACTAATAAACTTAGCGTTTTGTTTATTAATTTCTGGAGATAATTGTCCTAAAACTTTCAAAAAAGGTAACGCAAGATCTTCTTGCGTTATATTTTGAGAGCCTGCATTGGCATCAACTTCAAATATATTTGTAGATAATGCACCTGCATTTTCGCGTTTCGCGACTTGTGCTTCTTTGTTCATGTTTATTGTTTCCTTGTTAGTTTGGTTCGGTTTCCTACGAACACGTTAAAAATATCCATGGGCATATCTTTTCCATTTTCGATACGTTCACGGACGAGTGCTTTGAGAGTCATGGGCTCAACCTTCAACTTTTGTGTCGGTTGATACCCTTGACCCTTTGCAAGGTTAGCATATTCTGCCGCCTTGTTATCTTCATTCCGTCCAAAGGAAACGGTAATATCATTTTTAATAATATCACCTAGGCCATTGGAACGAAGCCAACCATACGCCGCCTCTCGGTTTGCGACCGAGATATTCGCCGCATAATACGGTTTCACATCAACTGCAGATCCATCTGCAAGTTTGATAGAGGATAATCCCATTTCACTTAAAAGTGTAGGGATAACTTCTCCTGAAATTCTTTCAACTTCTTTTTCTTTGTCTTTTAAAGCTTGTTCTTCAGCTTTAACTTGATCTTCTAAATCTCTTAACTTTTTAACTTGATCAGCTAAAGATTTTATGTTTTCTGTTCGGTCCAAAACTTCTGTTTGGTCTTTTTCAAAGTCTATGTTATTCATCTATCTTTCCTTTCTCGTATAAATTTATTTCTAATGGATAATACACTTTTTCTTGCCGGTCCCATTTTAATAAATTAAATCTGCCACTATTTATATCAGATACAATA